TACTTTGAATATAATGGTAGTAATCCATGTATTATCAATACTGACAAATTATCATCAGGAACTACTTATAGGGGTTTAACTGGTGTTACTGCACAGCAATTACAAGATGCTTCCTACCTAAGAAGCTTTGGTTTCCCGGTAGGTGATTAATATGCCGGCAGGGTTAATGAATATAACAAATATGGAAATAGATTATATATGGCACGTAAAAAACGGAGAGTTAATCTGTGATAATTTTTATATTCCAGCTAATTCTGAAATGATTAAGCCATATCCAAAGTCATATTTTTATGTAGACGGCGACCGGCTGACCACTGGACTTATCCCGGATGTACAGACAGCAGAGGGCAGACCGGCAACGCAGTGGTACATAGATGAGCGGTTAGGGCTTACGTGTGGACTGATTCCGGAGCCTTACATCCCTAAGTCTGGGGCATTCATGAACGCATCAAACTTGCAAACGGTCTACATTCCCCGAACCTGCAAGAAAATAGGGGAGTGGGCATTCCGGAACACCGCCCTGAAAAAGGTCTGTATTGCAGCTGACTGCACGTACTACCCGACAAGCTTTCCGGACGGCTGCGAGATAGAGTTCTATGGTGGCGGTGGCGATTACGGACAAGTATATGATTCAGAGGGCTATGCCTGCATAGATGCAGACGGAGCTCTATGCTACATAAAGGAGTGATATTATGGCAGGCGATTTAATAAGAAAATTCACACACACAGCTTCTGAGATAGATGCAGCAGTTGACGCTGTACCGGACAAGGTCGACAAAGCAGAGGGCTACAGCCTCATGAGTGAAGCCGAGCATCAGACGCTTGCAGAGGTCTACGGTACTACAGCGGCATCTGTGCCGGATGATATAAAAATACCAGAGAATACTGATTTGAATGACATAGTAAATCCCGGTGTTTACAAAAGCACATCATCTGCTACCACAGCAACTCTGAGTAATGCACCAACAAACAGCAGTTTTAGACTGGAAGTAGTTGCTATCTTAGCATATGATCGTGCTTATCAGATATGCTATCCTAATCAGCAAACGGCAGTCGTCTATATTCGTTCACGAACCTCAGGCGGCTGGAACTCATGGCAAACTATTTCAGATACTTCTGTCATGAACAGCTATGTTATCAACACAGCGATACCGGAGAACGGTGACCTCAATAACTACGCAGGTGACGTGCTCAGTATGGAGAACTACCGTATATTCTACACGGAGAGCAATGCTATCACTCAGACCATAGCTAACAAGCCGGCTGACTGGGTGTCTGGAACGTTTACTCTTGAGGTAATGCGTACCGGTGCCAACCAGTATATGCAGAGGCTCACACACCAACTATATAACGGCTCTGCTGCCGATATATACATACGCACTAAAGTTCATTCAGCCACCGTAGAAGCATGGAGAGACTGGTATAAGATCGCACTTGTACCGGTCGCATCATCTACCTGACAAGGAGGTATATCATGGAATTTTATCTTATCATCGTCCAGAACGGAGAGACACCGGCAAGAGCAATCTATCAGAAGGAAACCTACGATGAAGCTCTATCAGCATATCACTCTGAGCTTGCTTATAGAGCTAAAGGCAGAACGTCCACACTCTGTATGATAATTGACGGACGTGGAAACGTGCTCAACTGCGAAAAGTGGACGGCAAATGAAGAGGAGTGATGCTTAATGGATAAAGACATCATCAACGAGCTCACCGGATATTTTGACGAACGATACGTCCGGCAGAAAGACTGCTCCGAAAGGCACGAACAGACTAACGAAAAGATAAATGATATGGCTATCAATCAAGCGACGCAAGGTGCAGATATAAGTGCTATCAAAAAATTCCAGTGGCTCATCGAGTCAACGATCGTCACCGGCTTTCTCGGAGCCGTTGTCACGTTTTTTATAATCACTAAGTAGAGGGTAATATGATGCCCGAATGTCGTAACTGCAACAGCGAGTGGCGGAAGTGCTACGAAGAAGCCGTGCTCAGGTTTGACAAGGCTTTGAACAAAGCAATTATCGTCACGCTCATATCAATAATCATAGCATTTATCTGCATTATAGCAACCATATCCATAGGCATACGAACACAAAAATTTATAGCGTCATTTGAATACGTAGAAGAAACTGAAATCGAAATTGAACAAAACGAGGGCATAAATACCGCCGTGCTCGGCGATAAGAACGAGGTGAAAGTAAATGGCTCAGAAGATCAAGATTAAAAGGAAAAGATACTGGCGACTGAAATCAAGCCTTATAGACTGGTTTAAGTCTTTGTTTAGGAGGGATAAGTCATGACTAAGAACTGGATAAGAGCCGCATCCATTAGAGCTATAAAGACCGTTGCTCAGGCAGCTCTTGCGGGTATCGGAACCGCACTGGCTATGTCAGAAGTAAACTGGAAATACGTTATAAGCACATCAACTCTGGCTGGCATCTTCTCGCTACTTACAAGCGTTGCCGGACTTCCAGAGGTTAAGGAGGATGAAAAATGAAACTATCAGATCATTTCGACAGCTCGGAGTTCGCCTGTAAGTGCTGCGGAAAGTCAATCACAATGAGCAAGCTCCTCATTGAGCGACTTGAAAAAATGCACAGCTATATGAACGCTAAGGCTATCTATATCAATTCCGGCTACAGGTGCGAGAATAACAAGTACGGCACCAAGAAGGACGCTCACAGACTCGGTCTGGCTGCTGACATCAGAGTCGAGAAGCAGGACGGTACATACTACACATCACAGGACATAGCTGAGGTAGCTGAACGTATCGGATTCGGCGGTATCGGTCTGATGCTGCCGGACAGCTGTCACGTAGACACCAGAGACAGCGAGCAGTACAGCAATAATCACTGGTTCGGCAATGAGACTACCGGTGAGAACTACATAAAGACCTTCCAGCGTGGGACCAAGTTCCCCGGCGAGAAGTCGAAGGAAGTCGGCATAGCAGAGCTTCAGCAGGCTCTCAACGCACACGGTTACAACTGCGGAGCTGCTGACGGCATTGCAGGTCCCATGACTACCGCTGCCATGATAAAGGCTCTCAGTGAGCTCTGGCTGAGGTGATCGCTATGGATGATGAGTATTCCGGACTTATAGATGAGTAAAGAGAAATCCCTCCGGCTTAGCGTCGGAGGGATGTTTTTGTGTCCAAAAACGTGTCCATTAGCAGTTATTTCAAGGTGAATTTATACGTATTTGAAGTAAAGACAACAGAACAATTATACTATTTCAAAGCATAAAAAACCCCTGTATTTCGATACAATCACGAAATACAGGGTGTTAGTGAATGGCGCGGATTGAGAGATTTGAATAATAAATCGCTAATCTATATTAAGCGGTTATTTCTTAATTGTGTCCAATTCTGTGTCCGTTTTTGCTTTGTAAATATCGGAAAAAGCCTTTGAAACAGTGTCGGAAACTTCTTTTTCTTTGTTCTCATATAGGTGCTGATATATGTTTTTCACCATGTTCGGAGAAGACTGTCCAAGACGTTTCATAGCATATTTATCCGGCACTCCTTTTGCAAGCATCATAGATGCATTACCATGACGCTGCTCATGCATAGTGAAGCGTGGAAGACCATTTTTGTCACAGAGCTGATGAAATTTCCTGAGAACCGAGCTTGGAAGCATCGGTGAGATAAATTCACTTCTACGTTCTGCACGGTCCAGTCGCTCTTTAAGTAGAGAATCTACTTCTATCACCCTTGTACTTGCTGCACTTTTGGTGCTGTTTTTATATACATAGTGATTATCTTTATCAGGAACTACAGCAGCATGAATATCAAGATATTGACCGTCATAGTCCGACCACTTCAAGGCTGCTATTTCAGACTGCCTTAGTCCGAGCGTTACAGCTATTGTTACCGGAAGCTCGACGGATGTTCCTTCGACCATGTGCAATATAGTCGATATTTGCTCCTCGGTAGGTATTTGTTTTTCTGACTTAGGGATTTTAGGCAGCAGAACAGCACGAAAATCAAGCTGTACACGTTCCTGACGCAATGCCGCAGTAACTAACCCATACTGCGACTTGACGCTTTTAGGAGCGTATTTTGCCGCATTCTGGTTGACCCAGAACTGCAAGTCTTTTTCTGTAAGAGCAGGCAGTTTTATATTACCTATCTTGTCTAAAGCATTATTCAGTATAAGATAGTAACCACGTATCGAGGACGGACTAAGCAAGTTTTCTTTGCTCAGAATATACTCCTCAACACATTCTCTAACAGTCTTGCCGGATGCTTTCCTGATCTGCTCGGCTTTTCGTCCGGACTGCCATTGCTTAGCCATGTATTCGGCTTCGTTCTTGCCGGCTTTGCCAGGAAGCTGAGAGGTAAACGAAAGTCTTTTACCAGTCTCTTTGTCATAGACTCTTACTCTCCATGAGCCTGAGGGCAGTTGAATTGCTTTTGCCATAATAGCACCTCCTTGACATTTTCGAGGAGCTATGCTATACTTAACTTGCGATGGTTATGTGTATAACATAACTCTTATCCCCTGCGGTATTATCAGTACCGTGGGGGATTTTATTATGTTCATGTAATTTCCTCCTTACTCCACCGCACTCATAAAGTAAACAGCTCTTCCGAGGATACGGATAGTATCAAGTTCGGGACCCTGATAGACGAGTGGCTTATACTTTGGATTTTCAGCTACGAGTTGTAGCATATTATCATCAGGATAATAGTATACACGTTTCAGTGTAGCTTCATCCTCGATAATGACGGCGGCAATGTCACCGTTCTCAACAATAGGCATTTCCTTTATAAAAACAATGTCACCATTGTATATACGTGCGTTAATCATGCTGTCACCTTTGGCGGTAAGGCAGAAGTCTGCATCTATATCCATATCAGCCATGATATAGTGTTCTCGGTCTTCATCGGCAAATATTGGCTTTCCGCAGGCTATCTCTCCAAGCATCGGGAAGCGTTTCAGCTTTATGGGCTTGATGTTGTCGTATTTCTGCATTAGCTCGGAAAGGTCATCGGCTTTTTTAGCTTGTTCTTCCCACCCCATAAGATAAGCAGGTGTTGTATCAAGTGCTTTTGCGATAGCAGCTATCATAGATTGGTGTGGGTCACGTTCGCCTGATTCAATTTTTGCAATAGTTGATCTTGACTTGTATCCTACAGCAAGGGCGAGTTCGTCCTGTGTCATTCCCTTTTCAGTTCTTAGTGCTAATACTCTTTCTCCGAATGTCATTTTCAGCACCTCCTTACAGATAATTATAGCATTTTGTAGCCAATATGTCAACAAAAATTAACACTGTTTTCGTGACAAAATGTCAACAAAAAGTGACAGCGTTTTTTGTGTAAAAGATAGAAAAAAAAATATTTAGTAAACTTGTGTTGACAAACTGTCACGTCAGTGCTATACTGTAGTTGTTGACAGATAGTCACGTAGAAACGGAGGTGAATAAATGACAGATTCAGTCCTGCTCGCTTCCAAGATAAGCGAATGTGGTTTCACATACTCTGAAATTGCTCATGAATTAGGGATAACCAGACAGGGTTTGTGGAAGAAGATACACAATCACTCAGAGTTTAAGCAGTCAGAGATTGAGAAGATCACACGGCTCCTTAAACTCGACATGGAAGTGAATAGCAAAATTTTTTTTAAAAATTATGTTGGCAAAACGTCAACATCAGAAAGCGAGGGAAAGTGAATGATTGATTCAGAGATGTTTGAACTGCCACATACGATAAGTGACATCAAGATATGCTTTGACAAATATTATTTCTACGTTGGTTCGGCAAATATCAGCAAATGCACCAAGGTTGAAATATCGTTTGAAAATCAGATATTGACTATCAAAGCTGTATTTCCAGACGGTGAATGTGTTAAACGATACCGCAGAGAACATATTACTGACAATTTTTTGACGGAAATTGAAGAAACCGCCACCGAATAGGCAGAGGCAAACCAAATTCAAGAAAGGAAGTTTTAAATGAACGAAATCCAAATCTTCAAAAACGATAGCTTCGGAGCTGTCAGAACAGTCGAGGTCAATGGAACGCCTTACTTTGTAGGTGTGGACGTTGCTGCGATTCTCGGATATAGCAACAGTAGAAAAGCACTTGCTGACCACGTTGACAACGAGGATAAAGATTGCGTAACGATTCGTGACGCAATGAACAGAGATAGAGAAACAACAGTCATCAACGAAAGCGGACTGTACAGCCTGATACTTTGCAGCAAGCTCCCCAAGGCAAAGCAGTTCAAGCACTGGGTAACATCGGAGATACTTCCGGCTATCAGAAAGCACGGAGCATACATGACCGAGAACACACTTGAAAAGGCTCTCACATCTCCTGACTTTCTCATACAGCTTGCAACTCAGCTCAAAGAGGAGCAGGCTCAGAGGAAGGCACTTGAAGTACAGATAGAAGCCGATAAGCCGAAAACGATATTCGCCGATGCTGTTTCGGTCAGCAAGACTTCAATCCTCGTCGGTGAACTTGCAAAGCTCCTTAAACAGAATGGCATTGAGATAGGTCAGAACAGGCTTTTTGCATGGCTCAGAGAAAAAGGCTACCTCATAAGCCGTAAGGGTACTGACTACAATATGCCTACTCAGAAAAGCATGGAGCTGAAACTTTTCGAGATAAAAGAAAACTCTATCACTCACAGCGACGGTCACACGAGTATTACAAAAACTCCGAAAGTTACCGGAAAAGGTCAGATATACTTCATCAATATTTTTCTGAAAGGTGCGTAAGCAAACCGTACAGCGAAAGGAGAGATACTATGAAAACCATTCAGAAAGAACATATGCGGCTTCTTAATAATTTGAAGCTCATTGCTTCGCAGACGACTTATGAAGAAATAGCGGCACTGCTCGGAGTGACACAGAAGACCATATGTCAGCGAATGAAAGAGCCGTGGAGACTGTTCTCGTTCGATGATTATTGGCTGATCTGCGAGCACTACAAGGTTGACTTCAATCGCTTTATGACCGAAGAACTACATATAGCGTAAGGAGGAGACACCATGATAACCACATTAGCTGCTACAGTAATGCTGACCTGCATAGCAGCGGAAGCATACTGCATACAGTGGGTGATCGACCGCTTTAAGCGTCGGCGTGAGGAACGCAGGGAAGCTCAGAGAGCAGTATGGCGGCAGAAGTACGATAAGCAGATTCTCGACCGGAGGACGGTCCGTGAGAACAGAAATAAGCTATGGGAGATGATAAAGTGACAGATCACGATAAGGCTGTAGGCATTGCAGGCCACCTACGGAAAATAAGGCTTGACGTTATAGTCACAGCTGAGGATATTCTTTCTAAGTGCCGCAGTGCTGAGGAGCTGGGGTTCTATTATGAGATGCTCCGCAGATAAAGAAAAAGCTCCCCGGAGGGAGCAAAGAAAAAGTACCAAGACAACTATACCATAGAAAGGAAGAAATGTCAATGGAAACATTAAAATGGGACGGAAAATCCGATTCCGAGGCGATATTGGAAGCACTTCTTCTGATAATTGATGAAGAAGATGAAGCTAAGGCTCTTACAACGTCGTATGGCGATTTCGGAAAGTACTTGCAGAAACTTTACAAAGGCTCAGGAGCAGGTAATGGGGATTTCACCGTTGAGAGTTTTAAAGGTAATCCAAGAGTTACGCTGAAGAAGAAGGGGATTTCTTATCAGCTCACTTGGAACAAGGCAGCAAAACTTATTCATCAGCATTTACACGATAGGAGGAAACAAGGAAATGAACGAACTTGAAAATTACATAGTTGAAAGACTTCATAAACTTGAAAACGAGGTCAAAGAACAGAAGGCAGAGGCGGATAAACTTAGAAACGATCTTCAGGAAGTCGAAGCAATGAAAGCTATAATGAGAGAATACTTCGTTGTAAGTACATACTCTGACGGTTCGCCTTATATCGACCACCATTACAGAAGCGAACATTTTGAAGAAATAACTAAATTCATCGGACTTAGTATGGAAGGTGAAGACGATGTGTAAAGAATGCCATAGAACAGTCTGCCCTGCATCTTGTCCGAATTATGAGCCAAAGCAAGTGTATACTTGTGATTACTGCGAGAATCCAATTTATGAAGGTGATACTTATTACCACCTCCCTGACGATACCTGCGTGTGCGAAGACTGTATCACATCGGATATAGCGGAGGTGAGCGAATGAATCCTGTTATCATGAGTAACGCTGACTATCACGCTGCACCTGCTATAAGCAAGTCGGACCTTGACCTTATAGCTAAGTCGCCGCTCCATTATATAGCATCGAAAAAAACACCGAGAGAACAGACTCCTTCGATGCTTCTTGGCTCGGTAACACACAAGTTGATATTAGAGCCTGAGAAGTTCGCAGATGAATATATGGTCGCTCCGGATATTGACAGACGAACCAAAGCCGGTAGAGATGCATGGGCTGAATTCGCTGCTGAGGTCACTGATAAACATACCGTTATCGACAAAGCAACTCTTGAACAAGCTCAGGTGATCGCTGAGGCAGTGAAGTCTCATCCGGTTGCTGCGAAGCTCTTACAAGGCGGACAAGCTGAATTGTCATACTTCTGGAAAGATAACGGTATTGAGTGCAAGTGCCGTCCGGACTACCTCAGAGAGGATATAAAGACCGTTATCGACTTCAAAACAACACAGTGCAGTGCTCCGGAAGAGTTTACAAAGTCAGCGTATAACTATCGCTATCACGTTCAGTCAGCGTGGTATCTGAACGGACTGAAAGCCTGCGGAGTAAATGTTGAACACTTCATCTTTGTTGCTGCCGAAACGAAACCGCCGTATCCGGTCATGGTATATGTCGCTGATGAGCTGATGCTTAAACTTGGTCAGGCAGAAGCTGCGGACAACCTTGAATCGTATCGCAAATGCCTCGAATCCGATATTTGGCACGGCTACGAAGAACAGCCTAAAGTACACAGTTTATCGCTCCCTGATTGGGTAGCAAGAAAATATTTTTAAGGAGAAATAATCATGGATAATCAGATCATCACTACACCAACAGAACCGAATCAGTTTCACGTTCCGGCTAACGTTCCTGGCATAAATGCCGGAGCAGTCACTATTGAGAGTTCAAGAGCAGTCGCAGAAGCTCAGGGAAAACTCGTTATTGCTAAGCAGTTTCCGAGGAACGAACAGCTTGCATACGCTAAGGCTATGGAAGCTTGCAAGAGAAAATCACTCGCTGAAAAAGCAATGTACAGTTATCCTCGCTCCGGCAGCACGGTTTCCGGTCCGAGTATCAGACTTGCAGAAGAGCTTGCAAGGTGCTGGGGAAATATCGACTTCGGCATCAAGGAACTGTCACAGAAAGACGGAGAATCAGAGATGCAGGCTTACTGCTGGGACATGGAGACAAACACAATGAGCAGTCAGACGTTTGTTGTGGCTCATGTAAGAGACACAAAAAAAGGACAGGTCAAGCTCACTGAACAGCGTGATATTTACGAAAATAACGCTAATATGGCAGGTCGCAGACTGAGGGCAAGGATACTTGCTGTTCTTCCTCCGGACTTAGTTGAAGCCGCTGTCAACGAGTGCAAGAAAACTCTTGCAGGAAATAACGATATTCCGCTTATTGACAGAGTTAATAAAATGGTCGTTGCATTTGGAAAGTTCGGAATCAAGATAGATGCTATTGAGCGTCGTTTAAACCGCAAAATAGACACTATGAACAACGAGGATATATCAGAGTATATCGGTATCTATAACAGCCTTAAAGACGGAAATTCAAGTATTTCCGATTGGTTTGACGTTAAGCTCAATGCTGATAAATCAGACGAGATCACAGAAATAATTATGGGGGATAATAAAAATGTACAGTAAACTACAGGACGGAAGCTTCATCATAGCAGGCTTCGTGGCAAAGGACGCTGAGATGAAGAAATCTCAGAACGGAAAGACTTATACTAATTGGAGTGTTAAGGTCGGAGAGAAGCCTTCTGCGGTGCAGGGGGAGCGTGGCGAAGCTATCTGGACAAACTGCAGAGCTTGGCATGATGCAGCAAGATATGCGGCTCAGATCAAGAAGGGCGACAGTGTAATGGTAGTCGGACGTATCGAGACAAGTGAGTATGAAGGCAAGACCTACAAGACCCTGAATGCGGAGTTTATCAGCATCATGGGTAAGTCACCGGCAGCTCCGGCAGCAGAGACATACACCGACCTCAGCCAGTTTGAGGAGATTCTAAGCGACGGCGATGTACCTTTCTGAGCTTATACAACGGTTTTGCGTTGAAAACAGACCGGTTTCAGCTCATAGGTGAAGGAAGGTGATACTATTTATACACTTACAGAACAACAAGCAGCAGCCTGCTATCAGAATGATGAGGACAAGAAAAAGGCTAAGGACGTAATAAACATCCTTGAAAACATCGCATACTACAGTCAGACGCAGGAACAGCTTACGGAGAATCTTACGGTTCTCCGCAGAGCTGCAAGGTATTCCAATCAGCTTGAACTCTTTACAAGATGCCTTGATGCGGCTAAGAACGGCGGTATCAGTCCGGAGGACATGAACGGTCTGGAATGGCGGTTCCACTACTCTTTGCCGGACTTCACAGAATCGGAAGAGCCGTACAAGGAAGTATTCTACCAGCCTACATCATTCCTGAAGCAGCGAGCACTCGAACGTATAAGTATCGAAGCTGCACGCTGCGGATGCAGGGGATTCAAGAAGATGTACAAAGCGTTCGAGAACGGTATGCGAAAGGGCAATGAGAGCACGCTGACGCTGCTGAATCCCTCGGACTTCCCACAGCAGCCGCTTGAACTCGAATGCGGTGAATGGCACTGCGACAGCAACGGAGTATCAAAGGTGCTGAAAGAGCGTGAGGAATATGCTTGTCTGCATCCTATAATGCCGGTCGAGAGATTTGTAAATATCGACACAGGCGAGGAGAAACTAAAGGTTGCATTCTACAAGGGACGCTACTGGCGTGAATTTATCGCAAGCAAGCGTGACCTGTTCGACAGCTCGAAGATAATACAGTTTTCGGCACTCGGTATATCAGTAACATCGAAGTCGGCGAAGCTCCTCTCGGAGTTCCTTTGTGACGTTGAGACACTGAATCCGGACATAATTCCGGAAACTGAATCGGTCGGTAGGCTTGGTTATGTTGGCAAAGATAAAGAATACTTTTCACCCTATGCTGAAAATATTATATTCGACGGAGACGCAAATTATCACACGTTATACAGTGCCGTCTCGTCAAAGGGGAATTATACCTTATGGCTTGAAGAAGCCTTAAAATGCCGAACAGAATCACTTACAGCGAAGATAATGCTTGCAGCTTCATTTGCAAGTCCGCTTGTAGAAAAAATAGGAAGTTTACCATTCTTTGTACATTTATGGAGCGTCGCATCTGAAACAGGTAAGACAGTTGCTCTGACGCTTGCAGCTTCGGTGTGGGGCAATCCTGATAAAGGACAATTAGTACAGAATTTTAATGCTACACAAGTTTCATGTGAACGTATAGCAGCGTTTCTAAATAATATCCCGATGTGCATTGACGAGCTTCAGCTCAGCAAGGACAGTCACGGACGCAGCAAGTTTGACGTATATCAGCTCGCTCAGGGTGCCGGTCGTGGTCGAGGCACTAAATCAGGCGGCATTGAAGCAGTTCCAACATGGAATCTTTGTATATTGAGTACTGGTGAATCACCGATTGTTCAAGCGAGTGCCGGAGCAGGTGCTGTGAATAGAGTTATTGACATTGAATGTTTAGCAACAGAGAAAGTTATAACAGACGGTTTCCGTACTTTATCAACCGTTAAGCAGAACTACGGTTTTGCAGGCAGGGCATATATCGAAGCTCTGACCAATGAGGTTATTGAAAAGGCTAAAGAACGCTATGCGGTGCTGTTCAAGGAGCTTTCAAGCGGAGCAACGACCGAAAAACAGTCAATGGCAGCAGCCATGATAATACTTGCGGACGAGCTTGCGGATGAGTTCATATTCAAGACCGGTGATGTTCTCACAGTGGACGACATATCCGGATTCCTGAAAGAAAAGTCCGAGGTATCAGCAGGTCAGAGAGCTTACAATTTCCTGTGCGACTGGGTGGCTATTAATGTCAGTCGCTTCCAGACTTCCGATAATAACGGCGAGTTCTGGGGGAAAATTGACGAGGATGAAAACAAAGCTTACATAATATCAAATGTATTCAGAAAAACACTTACAGATAACGGATTTGACGAAAGAGCTATAACTTCATGGCTGAGGTCGAATCATTTGATCGAGCCTGACAAGAACGGAAAGAATACCAAGTATACATCTGTTGACGGACATCGTGCAAGGTATATCATAATGAACTTGCCTATTAATGATGAGGTAGAGGCCTCTGAATACGTTGAAATATTATAGTTGCACTTTTAGGGGTGCAACAAATCAGTGCTCAAAAATCGCTCTATACAGGCGAATAAACAAGCTCTGAAAAAAGTTGCACCTTTCCCCCACATAAATACAAAAAATATACGCACTATATATACTTAAATTATCATTATTTAATATAGTGTCTATACCTATAGTGATGTGCGAAATAGGTGCAACTGTGCAACTATCATTAATAAACGGCTGTAATTAGCCAAAATTTATATTGCACTATACGGTGCAATCGTGTGCAATACGTGCAATCGTGTGCAATAAGGAGATGATAACCATAAAACTAAGACCATATCAGACCGAACTTATAAGTAATATCAGGCAGTCGGTATCATCAGGACATAAGTCGATAGTAGCAGTACTCGGCTGCGGTGGAGGAAAGTCGGTCATACAGGCAGACATAGCACACTCAGCTACTGACAAGCATAACAGAGTGCTGTTCCTCGTTCACCGCAAGGAGCTGTGCGAGCAGATAGCCAATACATTCACAGCTCAGGGAGTTGACATGGAATTATGCTCTGTAAGCATGGTTCAGACCGTCAGCCGCCGGCTCGGACAGATACCGGAGCCTAAGATTATAATAACTGATGAGGCTCATCACTCTACGGCTAATACTTACAAGAAGATATACGACAGTTTCCCTGACGCTCTCAGACTTGGGTTCACAGCAACTCCGTGCCGTCTGAACAGCGGCGGTCTGGGTGAGGTATATGACGACCTTATAACATCAGTCTCAACTAAGTGGCTGATAGATAATCATTACCTGTCACCGTACAAGTATTTCTCCGTGAAGCTCGCAGATACTTCCGGACTGCACGTCAGAGCCGGAGAGTTCAACGCTGATGAGGTAGCGGAGCTGATGCAGGCGAAAGAGATATACGGCGAGACAGTAAAGCAGTGGGAGCGGCTTGCTAAGGACAAGAAAACTATAGTCTACTGTGCATCTGTAGAAGCGTCTGAGGAGACAGCAGAACAGTTCCGGCAGGCAGGCTATACCGCAGCATCACTCAGCGGCAGTACCCCGAAAGAGCTCAGGACAAGCATCATGCAGGACTTCCGTGACAGTAAGATAATGATACTTACTAACTGCGACCTGTTCGGCGAGGGACTTGATGTTCCCGACTGTGAGTGTACGGTCCTGCTCAGACCTACGCAAAGTCTTACACTATACATTCAGCAGTCTATGAGATCAATGAGATATATGCCGGATAAGACAGCAATTATTATAGACCATGTCGGCAACTGTTACCTGCATGGGCTTCCCGACGACGACAGAACATGGACTCTCGAAAGCAAAAAGAAGCAAGCGAACACAGTGAAGATCAGGGAGTGTCCTGAATGCTTCGCAGTATATCCTCCGACATTGCGGAAATGTCCTTACTGCGGTCACGAAGCTGTAAAAGAGATCCGAAAACAAGACAAGAAAACAGTTGAGATAGACCTTGTCGAAATGAAGCGTCAGGACGACATTAAGAACACAAAACTCAGGGATGCAGTCCTGGAAACGTGGTCGCAGGTGGTCGAGTTCCAGAAGCTGCATAAGTATAAGTTCGCATGGTGCATCAGGTATGCAGCATTGCACGATATACCGATTCCACATAAATACGACAACATGAGGAGGATAATAGGCATATGACCAGCGAACATGATATTCAAAATTCTATCCGTCTGAAGCTCTCAGAGCTTGGCTACTGCGTATTCAGAGTGAACGTGGGCAAGTTCAAAACAGCTGACGGTCGGTGGTTCGATACAGGACTTCCGAAAGGATTCTCTGACCTGATAGCAGTCAAGGACGGTCGTATATCCTTCATCGAGGTCAAGACCGAGACCGGCAAAGCAAGTCCGGAACAGCTTGACTTTATACAAGTTATGTCTGAACGCTACGGCTGCAATGCCGGTATAGCAAGGAGTGTTGATGATGCAGTCAGAATTGTTACAGAAAATAGAGTATTACGCTGCTAACGGGAAACCTGCTCCAGAAGACCTCAACCCACCGGAAACGATGCTGTACTATATACTCATGGGAGTATATTCAAGCTATCAGTCGGGCAAGATCACAAAGGAGCAGGGACATGACCTGAAAAAACGTGCGTACAGCACCTACAACCGTTTCAAAAACGACTATGAGCAGTATATCAGTATATACCGTGAGTATCAGCAGCGACTCAGGAACGGCTATGCTGTAAGCGGTGTGACTATACTGCCGGAGGAGGCAAAACATGAAAGCAAGAGTATTCAAGACGGAATCTCAGATACGTCGTATAGTACAGGATGAGGCTAAGAGACAAACAACTCAGATCTATGACGCTGCTATCAGAGACGCTACATATCAGGCACACGCTGTAATGATGTGTGTGCTGCATAGAGAGTTTGGCTTCGGCGGAGAACGGCTGAGGAAGCTGAAGAACAGTGTCGAAGCTGAGTACATGGCAATGAAGCTCGGTGTGCTCGGTAAGTCTTATGATACTGACGATTGCGTAAAGTTTCTGAAAGAAAACTATAATATTGATTTCAGTGAGTCCATGTATGGAAAGTGCTGGGATAAGGAGAGATAAAAATGGAATCACTACTAAAACAAGCCGCTGAGCTCATTCAGCGTCTCGGATCACAGGCTCAAGACTGCACAAGCTGTGCGAGACTTCCGCTGTGTAATGCATATAAGGACGGTGACAGCTTCAAGGGCTGCGACTATAAGTGGCGTGGAGCTGATGAGGTGGAGCAGTATGAGAAGTCATGAACAGATGTGCTCTCAGCAGGTGCATTGCCTGAGCTGTCCGCTATCGGTGATGCGGACTGGTAAGGACTGTAGGGAGCTGACATCGAAGGAGATCAGAGAGATTATGAAGGAGGTAAGAGAGAATGGCTAATTGGTGTGAAGGTATGGAATTGAAAGAACTTTCGGAAAAGGTACTTAATCTGTTTTGTGTTGATTCTGTATCAAAACTCGGTGGCAAACTTAAAGAAACAGTCTTGACCAATGACACAAGTAAATATGCTAAATTCGTAAACATAGTTGAAGATATGTCAATAGATTGGATGCAAAAAATATATCAATACTACGAAGCCGACAGAAAAGATAAAAAACAAGATTACACTCCAAAAAGTTTGAGCAAATTGGTTGCGAAATTGACAGAAACTAACGGCGAGGTTGTATACGATATATGCGCAGGTTCAGGAGCATTAACAATTCAGAAATGGTGCTTATCACCACAAAAGACGTTTATATGTGAAGAACTTGACGAGAATGTTTTTCCATATTTAGCTTTTAATATGGCTGTTAGAAATATGAATGGATATATTATTATGAGAAATGTTTTATCGCTTGAATTAATAGCAGTTTATCAGGTGATAAAAGGTAACAGTTTTTCAATGGTAAAACAAATTCAAGTTATTCCTGATATAAAAGCAGACGAAGTAATATCGAACCCTCCGTATAATATAAAGTGGGATGCGCCAGAACCATTGTTTGCCGATGAACGTTTTCAAGGAAAAGTTATCCCGCCTGCGAGTAATGCGAATTATGCATTTGTTATGACAGCTTTATCAAGATTATCCGAAAAAGGCAAATGTGCTTTTATTCTTCCGTGTGGAGTGCTTAATTCAAAACCAGAAAAAGAAAGTCGTAAATATCTTGTTGAGAATGGATATCTTGAAACGGTTATTGAATTACCTGGCAATATGTTCGAGTGTACATCAATTGCAACTTGCATCTTCTTATTCAGCAAAGATAACAAAACAGTGAAAATGTATAATTGCCGAGAAAAAGCAGTTCAAGAAGAACGAGAACAAAGAGGACAATTTGGCGGTAAAAGCCACACAAACCGAGTGTATAAAAAGGCTTTTAATGTATTATCTGATGAGCTTATAGATGTAATGTGTAATAAATGCGAAAATATCGAAGGATTCTCAAATATAGCAACAAGAGAATTAATTGAAAATAATGATTATACATTAGCACCAAATAGATATATTCAGTTTAAAGAAACTCCTCCACAACCGCATAGAGAACTTAAAGAAATAGTAGAAAATATAAATTATATTACAAAAATGCAAAATTCTTGTAAATTAGTAATAAATGAAACTATTGCAAAATCTCTCGGATTAGATATTGAACAATTCCAAGAGAGCAAACAACATTCAGTAGAAACAGCAAAACAAATGAAATCGTTGGGATTAGATTTTGTTGTAGAAGATTATATTTCATTTACAAAAGGCAAAAACGAGTTTGCATTAAAGTGCAATGATAAAGATATATTCCCTGACATACTGAGACAATTCTTCTCAGTATGGAAAGGCCAGATCGCATTATTGAACACAATGCAAAATACATATCTTACTGAATTAAGAGATGCATTGTTACCTGATCTTATGTCGGGGAAAATAAAATTATAACCGAGAAGGAGTGATACAATGACACGCTTGCAGGAAGTCGAAAAACTACTCGATAATAACTTACAGCTTATCACGGAGTACAGCAAGAGAGTTGCTGAACTGATAGGCAGTGTGAGGATACTTGAAAAAGAACGTGACAAGCTGACCAAGAAGAACAGAGGTGTTGAGATAGTCCGCTGTAAGGATTGCGTGAAGCTCAACCGGTACGACTGTCCTATGTGCTACATCGAGAACAAAACAATGCAGTTCGCAGAGGTCAAACCGAATTTTTATTGCGGCAAAGGTCAGCTAAAGGAAGAGGAGGAACAAAAATGACACGCTGTAAAAACTGCAAGAACTTCGACAACACAAAGCCGGTATCAATGGCAAGAGAAAATGATAAATACAAATCTGCTGAAAAGTACATCGGCAGGTGTAAGCTTACCGGAACGGTGAAGATGATGAACGACCAGTGCTATGACGAGAAGGGGGCAACAAAATGAACATAAACGGTAAATGGATGTCAGAACCAGAGGTACAGGCTTATGTGAGTGAGCTTGAAAACAAGATCAAAAAATATGATAAAGCAATATGCGGAGATATAGAACTTATAGATTATCTGCGAACAATGCCACAGAACAGGTGGATAAGTGTTGAAGATAAGTTACCGATAGAGCAGGGTCCTGTACTCTGCTATGCACGCAGCACTACAGGAGAAGGCAATTATCGTATCTTAGGAACTCTCAAAAATGGAGAATTCTGGTTTCTGCAAGTCGACGGCACACAGCTCAGTTTTCCGTGCTTGCATCTCAAAGTAACTCACTGGATGCCCCTTCCCGAGCCACCAAAGGACGGTGATGCAGAATGAAAATTGAAACCGCTATAAAGTATCTATACAAGCAGTACGAGAAGGCAAAATCAATGGACTATGTCAAGAAACCGCTTGCATGGGCTTTATATCAGACACGGCGACATGTAAATACGGAGGATGAACGATGAAAACAGTTGACGATATATTATGGATGATAGTCAGGTGTACCGAAATAATTGATTTGTGTCGTGCACCTGTTACGTGCTGTATAATGCATAACATTGCTTATGACATGATCCTCGGAGGTGAATACTGATGCTCGGAATAATAATAGCGTATTTTGCCGGAGCTGTGACAATGCTCGTAGCTCTGAGTGCGGTATCTGCATACGGAGAGGATGACGATGATGAAAACTAAATGGCATCTTGACCCGATAGGAGCACGGTATCGCATCCGGAACAGCATCACCGGTGCTTACATACACAGGCATATAATGGGCAGACCTCTGCTCTTCCCGACCAGAGAGGCGGCGATCGTATACATGGAGCAGCATGATCTCAACAGAGAAATATACTATACGGAGGCGGTAAAGTGACAACACAAGAACTTGATATAAGGCACTGGTTAAACCGAGCGTTTTACGCAGACAAAAAAGCTAAGGCACTTGATATGCTTGTCAGACAATGCAGGATGCGTGCTGAGGGGCTTTCGAGATGTTCAGAGGGTAATGATAAGGGTAAGAGTGACAGTAGTGAAAACGGCACAGAAAACGCTCTTATGAAGCTTGCTGAAATGGAGCAAAAAGTCCAGGAACTGAGAATCGAAGCAGTAAATGTCACAACGGAGATATGGTCTGCTATAACATCACTGCAAGATGATGATCTCGAAGCAGTTCTGATAAACAGATATATACTATTTCACACGATAGAACAGACAGCTGAAGAACTAAACTACAGCATACCTACTGTAAAGCGTAAGCAAGCTGAAGCTATCAGAAAGTTGATACCTTATGAGCTTGTTTGAGCCAGTTTGAAGTGGTATAATAGTATCATAGAGAACAGGCGAAAAGAAAACTCTACCGACTGATTTCTCAACGTCTGTTCTCTGTGTCTCCTTTCTTTTGTTACATGGTTTGTCTGGATTTCTTTTGACCGGAACAATAGTTCCGGTCTGTCTGGCAGAGTGGAGAAACGGTATCTCGCAAGGTTCATACCCTTGAAATAACAGGTTCGACTCCTGTCTCTGCAACCAATTACTTCATTTTTCCTTTCCACAATTGACATTGGATTGACCCCCACAGAGTACCGTTCCGAGCAGGAGCGGTATTTCTGTTATATCTTATACACTGAGGTGGTGACCTTGAATGAACACAACTTAATATCAATTGGAGCACGAACAACGAGCGAGCAACGAGAAATCACGCAAAAAGGCGGTAAAGCGTCAGCTGCTTCGAGAAGAAAGAAAAAGTCCATGAAACAAGTCATGGATATGCTCCTGCAAATGCCTGCTGATACTCGTGCGGACTATGATATGCTTGTAGAAATGGGCATAGATGTGTCAGAGCTTGATCCTGATACCGTCAACAATATGCTTGTCGTCAATGCAGCACTGCTCAGACTTGCAAAGACAGGTGATGTGCAGGCGATCAAGGAACTCCGCAGCATTATTGAGGACGATGCTTACCTAAAGCATAAAGTTAAATATGAAAATTCCAAGCTGAAACTGGAAAGGGAGAAGATCATCAAGCCTGCTCCGGTAACAGCTGAATATAAAGGCATCCCAGCCTCACTGATAGCACCGGCATTTTCGCAGGTGCTTTTTGATATAGCGGATCACGAGCATACAGAGTATGTTTTTCCCGGCGGTCGAGGCTCGACGAAATCGACTTTTGTTGGTATCAACCTTGTCGACCTGCTCGTGAAGAACGAAGATATGCACGCTCTGGCACTGAGGCAGTACAGTAACACTCTCAAAGACAGTGTGTACAATCAGATACTCTGGAGCATCTCTGCACTTGGTTTGGATGATGAATTCGACTACACGAAATCTCCGCTTGAAATAACCCGAAAAAAGACCGGTCAGAAGATATTCTTCCGAGGAGCTGACGACCCGAACAAGGTCAAGTCTATCAAGCCGGACTTTGGCTACATAGGTCTGCTGTGGTTTGAGGAGCTTGATCAGTTTCACGGAGCTGACGAGGTGCGAAAGATAGAGCAGTCCGCTATTCGTGGCGGTGATGTAGCGTATATCTTCAAGAGCTTCAATCCTCCGAAATCTGCAATGAACTGGGCGAACCAGTACATCAAGATACCGAAAGACACAAGGCTTGTCACTATGTCAGATTATCTGACAGTACCGAAGAAGTGGCTTGGAAAACCGTTCCTTGAAGAAGCTGAGTTCCTGAAGGAGACTAACCCTGACGCATACGCAAACGAGTATCTTGGAGAAGCCAACGGCAGCGGCGGCAACATCTTCGAGAATGTTGTTATCCGTGAGATAACCGGTGAGGAAATAGCATCGTTCGACAACATTTTCAACGGAGTTGACTGGGGATACTACCCTGATAAGTTCGCATTTATGAGAGTTCACTACGCAGCTGCTCAGCATACGCTGTACATCTGGGATGAGTACACGTCCAACAAAGAGAGCAACCGTCAGACGGCAGATAAGCTCCTTGAAAAAGGCATAACCGCAAATGACCTTATTACCTGCGACAGTGCAGAGCCTAAGTCTGTAGGTGACTACAGAGCTTTCGGACTTTGTGCACGTCCGGCTGAGAAAGGTCCTGACAGCCGCAGCTATTCATACAAATGGCTGCAAGGTCTGAGAGAAATAGTAATAGATAATAGACGCTGTCCTGTTGCTGCTGAGGAATTCCTCGGTAAAGAGTACGAACGTGACAAGGACGGCAATATCATATCCGGCTATCCGGACGGTAACGATCACTGTATCGACGCTGTAAGGTATGCCACAGAGAGAAAATGGAAGAAAAGAGGTCAGTGATGAGCTTATTACAGAAATTTCAGGAGTGGTTCGGAAGACGAACTCCCATAAAAGACATACAGACAGCTCTGGACATTCGTCCGGCTATATCACAGGAGCTCATCGACTGCACAGAGCTCTGGTGGTCGTGCTACATTGGAGAGGCTCAGTGGTGCGGAGAGCAGCCTGACGGAAGCATCGTTACCTCGTTGAGAATCGAGCAGTCAGTTGTCAGAGAGCTTGCGGATATAGTCACCAATGAAATGACAGTGAGCACAGATAACGAGCATCTCAATGAGCTGCTTTCACAGGCTCTGTCTGAGCTCCCCTCAGAGCTTCAGAAAGGACTTGCCACCGGAGCCATGGTAATTAAGCCACTCGGAGCAGGCGGCGGAGTTCAGTTCGTACCTCAGAACGAGTTTATTCCGGTGGAGTACGATTCGAGGCGAAGGCTCAGGAAAGTTGTATTTCCGGAGGTAAGAAAAATCGGTGAATACTGGTACACGAGGCTTGAATATCACTCCATTGAAGACGGACTCCTGACCATATCGAACACCGCTTACCGCTCCGGACAGAGAGGTGTCCTCGGGACTCAGATAAGCCTCACTGATGTAGATGCGTGGAAGAAGCTGCCGGAGAAAAAGGTATACAATACTGATAAGCCGGTCTTTGGCTATTACCGGAATCCGCTGCCTAATACTATCGACAGCTCCTCCGGAGGTATATCAGCTTTCGATGCAGCACTCAGTACCATAAGTCTTGCAGACCGGCAGTTCAGCCGCATTGACTACGAGTTTGATTCAGCACGCCGTCGTATCATGGTAGATGAGCAGGGCGTGAAGAGGGTGAACGGAAAGACTGTTCTCGGCGGTGATGTATTTACACCGGTCGACATCGAGAACCTGTTCGAGGACTTTACTCCGGAAGTTCGTCAGGTGGATTTTATTGCCGGTCTTAATGAGTACAAACGTGAGATAGAGTTCCAGTGCGGACTAAGCTACGGCGACATAAGCGACCCTCAGAGCGTCGATAAGACTGCTACTGAGATCAAGTCAGCGAAGCAAAGGAAATACAACACGGTCACAGCTATACAGAAGAATCTCCGCACTTGCATCGAGGAACTTCTGTATGCTATCGCTTTCTGGGAAGCTCAGACCACATCAGGATATAAGTTTACCTGCGACTTCAAGGACAGCATCCTCACTGATGAGGAAACGGAGCGTAAGCAGGATATACAGGATATAGGACTTGGCATCATGCGTCCGGAAGAATATCGTGCTAAGTGGTACGGCGAGGACCTTGACACTGCTCTGAAAAACCTCCCTCCAAGTACTGAGGTGATGCAGTAATGTTTACCTCTGGCGAGCTCGAAAGAGTGTCTATGGCTCTGGACGAGCCTATGAAAGAGCTTGAAATGCGTATCATGCAGGATGTAGTCCGGAGAATCAAGATAAACGGTGAGATCACTTCCGCTGCGGACTGGCAGATAAACCGCTTGCAGCAGCTTGGCATGAGCAAAGAGGAAGTCAATGCAGCCATACAGGAAGCTCTGAGCTACAGTGACGAGGATATGAACGAGCTGTACAGCAAGGTCATAGGTGCAGGCTATACAAGAGATAAGGCACTGTACGAAGCGACAGGAACTCCGTTTATACCGCTCGAGAAAAACGGTGAGCTTCAGCAGCTTATATCCTCGGTATCTGATCAGACCAACCAGACGCTGCACAATATCACTCAGTCTCTTGGATTTGCTGAGCGTGGGACAAACGGCAAAATAAGCTTCACACCGCTTGCGGACTTCTATCAAAAGACGCTTGACAGTGCTATGCTCGACATCAGCTCCGGAGCGTTTGACTACAACACAGTTCTGAAACGCACGGTCAAGGCTATGACAGACAGCGGTCTTCGTACTGTAGATTACGCATCCGGTCACAGCAACCGTGTTGACGTGGCTGCGAGACGTGCTGTTATGACTGGTATGACTCAGCTGACGGCAAAGGTCAATGAACAGAACGCTGAGCAGCTCGGAACTGATATGTTCGAGGTCAGCTGGCACGGCGGAGCACGTCCGGAACATCAGGTCTGGCAAGGCAAATGGTACACAAAAGCACAGCTTGAAACGGTCTGCGGTCTCGGTACAGTGACAGGACTTTGTGGAGCTAATTGCTACCATGAGTATAACCCTGTTATTCCTGGCATCTCTGAGCCGACCTATACCGCAGAGGAGCTTGAAGAACTCAACCGTCAAGAGAATGAGCCTGTCGAGTGGAAGGGCAAGCAGTACACGAAATATGAAGCTCTACAGCGTCAGCGGCGGCTTGAAACTGCCATGCGAGCACAGCGTCAGGAAATGGCTCTGCTCAAAAGGGGCGAAGCTGACGAGGACGACCTCATTAACTGCCGTGCAAAGTACAGGGTCACTTCTGCTGAATACACTCGATTCTCTGAGGCTATGGACTTGCCGCAGCAGCGTGAGCGTGTGACCGCTGACGGTCTCGGGAACATCATGCAGGGCAAGTATACAAAGGGCAGCGGTAAGCCGTCGCCTGTCAGAGTTCCGCCTGTTGGTGCTAAGGTCACGGATAAAGTCACGGCTGAGGAGCGGAAGGAGCTGCTGTCACGAAATCCGGTCAATGTTCATAATTCATCTGTTGACAATGGCGGCGAAAGTGGTATAATTGAGGTAAAGAAAAATCCTATTGAGGAAAAGGTTGAGCTGCTTTCAGAAAAGGAATATCGTTACGGTACAATGGACGATTTTTCAAGAATGTCCAAAGAGCACAACAAAAACATTTCAAAGGAAGATGTTGCTCAAATCAAAGGACATACAAAGGAAGACGGCTCTCCCGGCGGATATGTTGCAACGCATAATTACTCAAATATCAATTCAAATATGCGAGGAGACGGATTTGCGACTAACCCACTTGATGAAGATGACCTCAAAACAATTGAAGCTATGCGTAACGCTATAAATACAAATACTCTTGATGATGACTATACGCTGGTAAGGTATGTAAATGGTTCTTATCTTTCAAATGTGTTCGGTGTACTGGATAGTGACGGAAGAATACTGCAAGATTGGGATATCATTCACAACATTGGCAATCAAGTGCCCAAAATCGTAACAGAAATGGAATCTAAACTTGGCACTATTATCAACGAAAAAGCCTTTGTTTCAACGAGTGTTGTACAGGATAAAAACATCATGACTGATAAAGCTGCTAGATTTGAACTTAAAGCACCCAAAGGCACAAACGCATATGTTACGAAAAACAAAAAGGAAAGTGAGTGTATCTTAGGCGGAGACGAAAAAGGACTTGATTTTTATATAAACAATATTCGTTATTCTGATTTAACACATCAGATTATAATCGAAGTGTTTGTCGTGTAAAAAAGGAGGTGCAACCATGAACAATGATCTATTGCTAAAGATGTATGTGAACGGTCATATCGAAGAAATGCTTAAAGAGTTTGAGAAGCATTCTCCAAGAGAAATCAAAAAAATAGTTGATGACCATATTATCAAGTGGATAGAAAGCAATAAATCAAACGATAATGGTGAATTTAACGCTTATGATTATTTCAGAGATAGTATGAAAAAACAACAATGGTGGAGATTTAAAGAGTTGTTAAGTAGTGAACGCACCCGTCAATTCATCATAGACAAAGCCAAAGAACAGGGTGATGAAGCCTTAACAGATGAAGACTGGGCTGATTTGCGTGCAACTGATTTTTAATACCGATTAAACCGCTTAACTAAGTTAGGCGGTTTTCTTATACCCATTTGAAGGAGGTGAGACAATGGAAAGTGCAGATAGAATTGAGATAACCTTCAAGAGCGGCGAAACAATCTCCTACGGCAAAGGAGAATGGGACGACTACGCATATGACGGCAAGGCAATAATCGTCAAGCAGAAGGGTGCATGGATAGGCATTTACAACTTTGACCATGTTTTCTGCGTTGAACTCAAAGAACACTAAGCATTTGCCAAGGACATAAATGTCCTTACCAAATAACACCAAAACAGCATTTGCGACCGACACGAATGTCGGCGGCAAGTGCTGTTTTTATGTCCGGAACGACGAGAAACTATCAAGCAAAGCAGAAAGGTACTGCGAAAACAAACTGAAAGCGAGGAATTTATCTATGAAAAGAGAAGACGTAACAAAAGTCTTTGCCGATGCCACTGAGGAACAGATCAACACACTGTTGAATATCAACAGTGCAGATATTGGTCACGCAAAGCAGAAGATAGAGGCAGAGCGTGACAGCTACAAGTCCCAGCTCGACACTGCAAAGGAAACGCTGAAAGGCTTCGAGGGAGTTGACGTTGCACAGCTTCAGGGCGAGATCACCAAGCTCAACACTGACCTTGCAAACAAGGACGCTGAGTATCAGAAGAAGATAGCTGACATGGAGTTCAGCTCCGTGCTGGACAGTGCTATCAATGGCAGCAAGGCAAAGAACGTCAAGGCTGTAAAGGCTCTGCTCGACCTCGACAAGCTGAAAGCCTCTAAGAATCAGACCGAGGACATTAAAACCGCCCTCGAAGAACTCAGAAAGTCGGACAGTTATCTCTTCGGCTCGGACGAACCGGTTCTGAACCCGATCGGAGACACTTCCGGAAATAATAACAACAGCGGAGGAGCTTCCTCACTTGCGGCTGTAAGAGCTGCAATGGGACTGCCTCCCGAAAAGTAAGAAAGAAGGTATATCATGGCTAATATTATCGCACTTTTCAAGCAGTACGTTCCGCTTCTCGATGAAGTGTACAAGGCTGCTGCACTCACATCCGTACTTGACGGTGCTCCGGAGCTTGCAAAGCAGGGAGCAAACGTTAACGAGCTTATTATCCCTAAGATCAGCATGGACGGTCTTGCAAACTACAGCCGTAACGGCGGCTATGTCAGCGGTGACGTAACACTCACAAACGAGACTGTGACCTGTAACTTCGACAGAGGCAGAATGTTCACTGTTGATAACCTCGACAATGCTGAATCTGCCGGTATCGCTTTCGGCAGACTTGCAAGCGAATTCATCAGAACAAAGGTAGTACCTGAGCTTGATGCATTCCGTATCGCTACATATGCCGGTATCAGTGGTATCTCTACTGTTGCCGGAGCTGCACTCAGTACCGGTGATGCTGTAGTATCTGCACTCAGAGCCGCAGTCAACAAGTTCAACGAGGACGAAGTTCCTGCTGAGCAGCGTTATCTCTACATCACACCTACACTTTACGGACTTGTTCAGGACCTTGACACCACAAAGTCCAAGCAGGTGCTTGAAGGACTCAACGTTGTTCAGATGCCTCAGAGCCGTATGTATACAGCTATCACTCAGAACGACGGAACATCAGAAGGTCAGGAAGCCGGCGGCTATGCAAAGGCTGCAAATGCTAAGAACATCAACTTCATGCTTATTCACAAAGCAGCTGTTATCCAGTATCAGAAGCACATCGCTCCAAAGGTCATCACACCGGAGCAGAATCAGGATGCTGATGCATGGAAGTTCGGCTATCGTAATGTAGGTATCGCTGATGCTTACGAGAATAAGGTAGCAGGCATCTATCTCCACAAGTCGACCACATAAGGAGTGATGCAGCGTGACAGTCTATGCAGATAATAATTTCTATACCGATGAATACCTTGCAGGGAAGTCTGCGGCTGTCACGGCTGCGGACTTTCCCTATTATGCACGTCAGGCATCCGCCGTTATAGACAGATACACTCACGGCAATATCGATTCTGCTGACGTACCGGAGCAGGTAAAGTACTGCTGTTGCGAGCTTGCTGAAATAATCAGCAAGTCAGACAGCTCAAAAGCGTCGAAAAAAGACGGCATATCAAGCGAGAGCGTACAAGGTTGGTCACAGTCATATGAAAGCTCAGAGAGCCGCAAAAACGCTCTCAGGAGCTCACAGAAAGAGTGCATATATAAGTGGTTGAGTAATACCGGACTGCTCTATTCAGGGGTGATATGATGCTCACAAACGCAGATTGTACAGTGTACGAAAAAGATACGTTCATCCGTCATGCCATACCGGAAGTATACTGGAATGACAACAGGGGGCAGACAGTGAACAAGAACGGAATACAAGTCAGCGATAGCATCACAGTGTACATATACGACACCGACTACGTGCCGAAAGCCGGCGATATGATAATCAAAGGGCTGGTAGATTTTGAGTTTGATGCAAGCTCGCAGAGCTATGTGAGAAAAAGCATGGCACAGTTCCGGCAGCTCTTTCCGGAGTTCGCATATATCAAAGCAGTAAATGATTGCAGATACGGCGGACTCCCTCACATCGAGGTGATAGCACGATGAGTGATATGAATGTAAAGCTTGAATGGAATGATAATTTTGCAAATGATAAAGCTGCCATGTTTGCAAAAGTACAGCAGTTTATCGACAGTGAGTGTATCAGGCTTATGGGCAAATACACTCCTGCACGAAATCTTATTCTTGCTAAGGCTGCGACACTCGGTACAAAGATAGGCAGTGGACACATCGTTTATGCGGTACCATATGCAAGATACCAGTACTACGGTAAGGTAATGGTATCATCAGTCACAGGCTCAGCATACGCAAAACATGGCGAATCTAAAGTGCTTACAAGCAAAAACCTTAGCTATTCAAAGGCACGACACCCACTTGCACAAGCAATGTGGTTCGAGACGATGAAAGCGAAGCACGGCGGTGCGATACTTCGTGGAGCAGCCGCAATAGCCGGAGGTAAAACCAAATGAACATAATCGAAAAAGTGACCGACATAGTGCAGAATTATCCGAAAATATCGGAAGTCTGCAACGAGGTACATATTGACTTTTCTGATCCAGACCCGACAAGCTACGGTTTAAGCTCAACAGGCGACGCTCTTATGACTGAGGACATACTCGGAAACCAGAAGCGGCAGCACAGCTTTATGCTCTATAGCACATTCAGCAGCATCAACGACTATGAGCGTATGCTGAACAGTACGGCACTTTTAGAACTCGGACTCTGGCTTGAAGAGCAGACAGACTGCGAGATAGAAAGCACCGTCGGGGACAGCGTCTACACCGGAAAGCTCACGAAACTAAGAGCTGAGAACGGTATGCTCTATGAGATACCGCAGGAGAATCAGTATGACGGCTGGCAGTATCAGCTACAGATCATAGCGGAATATACAGTTGGCCGCTTTTAAGGAGGTATAGAAATGCCTGAGGAAGATGAAGTTTTCAGTGATAGCGAGAACGAAAATAATAACGAGGAGGAAATCACTATGGCAGGTGAAACAGTAGGCAGACTTAAAAGAAGTGCACTCCTGCACTTTATCAATGCTGCCTTTTCAACAGTACTTACAGGTGCATCATGGTCAGTTATCGGAAAGGATGTGGAAGACCTTTCTGTAGAGCTGAATCCAAGTACAGAAACTATCAAGAATATCCTTGATGAGACAAGCGTAGTCGATACCGGCTATGAGCCGTCAGCTGACGTTGACACCTACTACGCTGACCCGTCAGACGGCGACTTTTACACTCAGATAAAGGACATCGCCATGAATCGCAAGACCGGTGAAGCGTGCAAGACACTGATACTTGAAGTTCTTATCGATAAGACTTCGGGACCCTTTGACGCATGGGTAGAAGAGGTTGTAATAAAGCCTACAAGCTACGGCGGAGCTCAGGGCGGAGTAAGAATACCGTACTCGATCACGTTCTGCGGAAACCGTCAGCAGGGCACTGTAACTATAGCGGATAAGGTGCCGACATTCACACCGGCAAGCAATTAAACGAATAGCAGCCGGACTTCGTGTCCGGCTCATTTTGTAAAGGAGTATAAAAATGGGTAAGAAGATAGTATATGATACCGGTTCAGCACAGGAGTATGACCTTGCATACGGTACTGTAAAGTTAGCGATCGCACCGACTATGGTCGGAGAAATGGGAACAGCTATAAAAAAGCTTGAAGAAATCTCTAAGAAGCTGAAAAACATTAAGCCGGAGGACGCATCAAGCATAGAAACTGACATGAGGGAGAACCTCAACAAAGCATTCGGCACTGATATATGCACTCCTGCGTTTGGAAATATGAGTGTATTTACAGTTACAAAGTCCGGAAAGTTCCTGTTTGAAGAGTTTTTCGATGCCTTTATACCTGAGCTTGAAAAGGACTTAAAGGCAATGAAGATCAACCTGAACATGAGAGCAAAGGAGCTTCGTCCGGAGGTAAAGAAGTACATAGAACCGGCATCTAAGCCTATCGCCGGACTTACTCAGCCATATGGCAGCGGCATACCTGATGTCAGCGGACTTACTCCGGAGCAGAAAAAAGCTCTTGCTTTGCAGCTCCTGTCATGATAGGGCATCTTCCGGAGAGCCTGGCAGTCTGCGGACGTGACATTCCTATCAATGCAGATTTCCGGAACGTGCTGACAATATTTGAAGCGTTCGCTGATCCGGAGCTGACAGAGTATGAGAAGGCTTATGTGTGTATTCGCAGACTTTACCGTGAACCTATCAAAGCAAATATCGCAGAAGAAGCGATAAAGCAAGCATTCTGGTTCGTGGACGGCGGCGATATGCCGAAGTCAAAGCCTGAGCAGGTACGCACTATAGACTGGAAGCACGATGAGCAGATGATACTTCCGGCGGTCAGCAAGACAATGGGAGTAGTCGACATCCGCAGTCTGCCGTATCTTCACTGGTGGACGTTCCTCGGAGCGTTCGGAGAGATAGGCGACGGACTGTTTTCTCAGGTAGTCCACATACGGCACAAGATGAATCACGGAAAGAAGCTCGACAAGACCGAAAAAGAGTTCTTGAAGAACAACAAAGAACTCATCAAGCTCAGAACTCCGGAAGAGCTTGCAGCTATAGCGGAGACTGAGGCATTTCTGAAAACGCTTATATGATGAAAAAATACATTTGCCGCCGGTGCGGAAGAGTGCTGTTTATCGGGAAATTCACCGGTATTGTGAGCCTTGTCTGCCGGCGGTGTAAAACTAAGAATATTTTTATAGAGTAGCTTCACAGCGTACCCAGAGTGCCCGAAGCTCCATGAAAGGAGTGAGGGTAAATGGCTGTGGACGGCTATCTTAATTTTGACACGAAGGTCGATACTTCCGGATTTGATAAAGGTACGGACCAGATCGGCGACGGTCTCGACAAGCTAAAATCACAGCTTAAAGGCTTAGCAAAGACTATAGCAGTTGTATTCAGTGCAAAGCAGATCATAGCATTCGGCAAAGAAGCACTTGAAAATGCAGCGGAAGTAAACGCTTCAAACTCGCAGATGACTCAGACCTTCGGACAGCTTCAAGGAGCCGCCGAGGAAGCAATGGAACGTGTAGCGGATGCAAGCGGAATCGTCCAGACCAGACTGCAAGGTGTAGGAACATCGATATACGCATTCGCCCGAACATCAGGAATGGAGACCTCACAGGCTCTTGGAATGATGGAAGAAGCGTTGCAGGTAGCTGCAGATTCAGCGGCATACTATGACCGCAGTCTTGAAGATACGAGCGAAACGCTCAAAAGCTTCCTCAAAGGCAACTATGCAAATGACGCTGCGTTAGGTCTGTCAGCTACAGAAACGACCAGAAACGCAGCAGCTAACAAGCTGTACGGCAAGAGCTTCCAAGAGCTTTCAGAAGCTCAGAAGCAGCTCACGCTCCTGCAAATGGTCAAGGACGCAAACGACCTGTCCGGAGCTACAGGACAGGCGGCAAGAGAGTCTGAGGGTTGGGAAAACGTCCTCGGAAACCTGAAAGAGACATGGAAGCAGTTCACGGCGGTACTTGGTCAGCCGATTCTGAAAGTAACGACCGCAGCAGTCCAGCGTCTGACCTCTGCACTTGCGTCACTGACCGAAAAAGCTCAGTTCGCTTTGAGTGCTCTATCTTCGCTTACAGGCTGGGAGTTCGGAGCGGACACATCACAGGCAATGAGCGACAATATAGCTCAGAGTGTGGAAAATCAGAACGCTCTGACTGATGCCGTAGACGAAACAGCGAAAGCTCAGGAAAAGAGCCTCGCAGGGTTCGACAAGATAAATACATTGTCCTCAAAGACTGCGGCAGCAGCAGAGACAGGTGCTTCGAGTTCCGCAGCTCCGGCTATGGCAGTACCTATAAAGGCAGAGACTTCCGACGCATCAAGAGCCGTTGAGGACTTTGTTGCAAAGGCAAAGCCACTGCTCGGCGAGATAAAGGACTATTTCGGAGATAATTTCGGCGGCACGTTCTCCTATATCTACAGCGGACTTGTCGAGGAGACATACGAGCTTTACAACACAGTTTCGGGCATATTTGAGGACATAAAGTCACTGGGACCGCCTTTAGCTGAGTACTTCCAGACGGATTTTACCGACCTGTTACAGACCGCATTTTCGGTTGCAGGCGAGACACTTATCGGACTGTACGACACTTTCAATATGGTGTTCGCAGACATCTGGAACTTAGCAGTATTTCCTTGTCTATCGGCATTTATCAATGACGGACTTCCGATAATAACACAGTTCCAGACTGAGACTGTAAAGACGCTGGGTGTGCTGTTTGTCGAGGTCAAGAAGATCTTCGATATGCTCTGGCAGGACGCTGCAAGACCGGCACTCAGCCTTATAGCATCTATGTTTGCGGACTGCATGAAGTCACTGAAATCGTTCTGGGACAAGTGGGGACATCCTCTCTTTGAGAAGATACGTGAAGCACTTCGTGTCACCGGCGACTTAGTGATAAGGCTTTGGGATAAGTTCTTAAAACCGGTATTTGATGCGGTAATGGACGCTGCAAGAGTACTCTGGCAGGAGCATCTCAGACCGCTGCTTGACAATATCCTTGACCTTGTAGGAACGCTCATAGACGCAGCACTTGATATATACAACAAGTGCTTAGCTCCTATAGTAGGCTGGATAATCGACTTCTTCGGACCGAAGATAGCGTATGCTATAGGAGTAATGGTCAAGGCTGTAGGCAACTATATAGGCGGCATGATAGACGTGCTGAATCATATAGTTGATGTACTCAAAGGCATTATCAACTTCATTGCCGGAGTATTCACAGGTGACTGGAAGCGAGCATGGAACGGCATCAAACAGATATTCAAGGGCGTATGGGATGCCCTTGTAGACATCGTAAAGCTGCCTATCAATCTTATCATAGACCTTATAAACGGCATGACCGGAGCTATAGAAGCTGCGGTAAATGGTATTATCGATGAACTGAATAAGTTCCATATTGATGTACCAGACTGGGTGGAAGATTTGACTGGATACAGTGGATTCGGCTTCGATATTGGCAATATTGAAATACCGGAAATACCACATCTTGCACAGGGTACGGTAGTACCTGCGAATTACGGTGAATTCCTCGCAGTCCTCGGTGATAATAAGCGTGAAGCTGAGATAGTTGCTCCGAAATCTAAGATAAAAGAGGCAGTAATTGAAGCTATGAACAGCACAGGTGGCTCAGGAGCACCGCAGAACATAACGCTGTACACATATCTATACCCTAATAGTGCAGCATTCCACAGAGAAGTTATCAAGGTTTACAGTGACGATAAACGCAGGAAGGGAGGATAATAATGAGACTTGTTCCAATACAGACGGTAAACGGTCACGATATGAGCGGCAAGCTGCAACCGGCTAAGGACGGCTACAGCGTCACTAAGTCAGACCTGTATTCAGATTCAACCGGACGCTCTCTGACCGGTGTTATGCAGACGTATATCGTCCGAAAGGACGTGTACTCGATAGAGGTCAAGTACATCGGCACTGCGGCTCAGATAGCCGAAATAGAAGCTATTTACGCAGGAGCTTCAAGGCAGTACTCAATGACCTTTCTCGATAACGGAGAGTATGTGACAAAGACCATGTATCCTTCCGACCGCAGTAAGACCACATCAGTGATAATAGACGGCATACCTCGCATGGAGCTGTCCCTGTCACTGATAGAGATATGAGGTGATAGCAGTATGTATCCTGTATCACAGGCGTTTCTGAACGCTATAGACAATGCGAATATGCAGCACGTCCGAGCGACAATAGTTCAGGCTGACGGTACAGAGCTGACTTTCGAGGATAACGACTTCACGGAATCTCCTGTAGTCAACAAGCAGTGTACAGAGGATGCTGACACTTTTTCGTTCGGACAGATGTATGTCGGAACTGCGGAGATAGTTATCGACCTTGAGGGCATGAGCAGTACATCGACGAACCGTTTCAAAGGCGGTGAACTACAGCTTGAATTCGGCATAGACGTTGACGGCAGCGATGAGCCCGAATGGATACCGCTTGGAGTGTATGACATATCAGAGCCAATTTCTGAACCTGGCAAACGCATCAGAATAAAAGCAGTAGACAGACTCAGCCGCTTGCAGTGCAATACTCAGCACTTAGGCGACGGTATGCTCCGACTCGAAGACGTGCTTGAATACGTCTCCACGCTCGCTAATGTTGAGTTTGCACAGACAGCAGAGCAGATAGCTGCTATGATTGACCGTGAACTATACACGTTCTTCAAAATCGGCTGGGATAAGACCTGCTGGGAAGAAGTAATAAGGATAGCTCAGGTTATAGGCGGATTTGCCTTTGCTAATCGTGCCGGACAAATTGAGTTCAAGCAGTTCAAAAAGCCGTTCAGGGCGGCTATGTTTATACCTATGAGCAAGATGAGGGATGCGAGACTTACGGAGTATCTATATACGATATACTCCGTGACGCATACCGACGGTACATACAGCTATACCTGCGAGCAGAATGGCCGCTATTCACAGGTATATGCTCAGATAACTATTGAGAACAACAAGTATTTTAGCATATCAAATAATAACGAGAATAATTTTGCTGAAAAATGGAAGCCGCATCTCGAACGAATTATTGAGGTCTTTGAAAATCTCCGCTGGAGACCCGGCACGATAAGTTGGTATGGCAATCCGGCACTCGACTTAGGTGACGTAATAGAAATCGAAAATTCACCTGGAAGCTACAGAGAATTCTTCCTCATCACCGCCGACACATGGCAGTTCAGAGCTCCGCAAACGCTTATCTCAGCCGGAGCAGTCGAGAGCGGCATGAGCAGTTCAAGCTCAGGTGGGGGAACAGCAGCGGCATCAATGACCTACATAAACACCACGAAGAAGATAGGTCGAGTTGACTTTGCAACCTCAGAGATACAGCTGTACGAAGCTGAGAGAACAGTAGCATCCGGCAGCTACTCAGTCAGGGACCAGTCCTGCTGCTTCGTCATAGCACAGCTCACAGTGCTCGCAGACGAGGACTGCACGTCCGGTATAGTCGTATACCATGATGATATTGCTCAGGACTACAGAGCGTTACAGACGCTCCATGAGGGCGAGTATCAGACGGTAAGCATCAGCATCCCGATAAATGCAAGCACCGGCACGCATACGGTCCGTGTCGCTGCGTATGGCAAAGCTATAGTCACGGCAGCATCAGCGTATATATGGGGTCAGGAGCTGCACAAAGAGTCACCGCAGTATACGTCAGACAGTGACTATACATATACTGTCAGCAACGGCATAACGACCGTCACCGGCTACATCGGCAGCAGTCTCTATCCTGAGATACCGACTAAGCTCGGCGGCGGAGCTACAACAATAATTGACGATCACGCTTTCATAGACTCCGACATAACGGCGGTCTACATTCCAGAGGGCGTGACTGAAATACGATAGGAGGTATTAAGATGCAGGGAACAGGAACTCAGAATGATCCTTTTGTCCCTAATACGTGGGATGACTTTGTTGTGGCTATAGCCACATCAGGGGCTTACGTAGAGTTGCCTATAGAATTGATAAGAACTTCTGATGACAAGGTTAAGAACGGCAAACTTTATTTTGATTCTCAGGGCAATCGAATTGCTACGCCAATCCAGTCAGAGTTATCCAGTTACTATGAAAATAATTTTAAATTTGACATGAACACAGTAAATCCGCTTGGCGTATTTATTAGTTTTAATAATTGTCATGTAAATGGAAATGGAGGAAGTATTGTCAACTTATATGTACCTAATGACGACACGGGTATATTGGTTAATGCTGGTACTGTATATTTGCAAGATATAAATTTTTTAAACATATATTGTGATAATAGTAGTGACAAAGGCGTGTTTTCATGTTGGAATAACACTCGAAATTATGAATTAACAAATGTACAGTTTCAAGGGGTTATAAACCGAGGTTATATGTTGGGAGTTAATGGAGGTAATAGAAAGCATATATCAACTACTTTTTCTTTGACATTTAGTGAAAACGCCAAATTTTGCCCAGTATACCTTGATGACTCTAATAAATATTATAGTTTTTGTTTGTTTGATTTTTATGGAAACCCAACGTATCTTTTTGACACTTCAAACGGAAACAGATTTCTCAATTGTAAAATGACAGGTGAACTATTTGGTACATATGATGGAAACCGACCATTATTTCCTTTTTCTTCCAATGCCACTACTTGTGTTGTGGACTTGGATGTTACTAATTATTCCGGAGTGTACTTTGAATATAATGGTAGTAATCCATGTATTATCAATACTGACAAATTATCATCAGGAACTACTTATAGGGGTTTAACTGGTGTTACTGCACAGCAATTACAAGATGCTTCCTACCTAAGAAGCATT